ATGAAGTATCCATGGTTTGCACCAAAGATGCAAGTCTTTGAGTCTGGAGAGGTTCAGGACATGTGTGGAGAGGATGTAAGTTTCTGTCTGGATGCAAAGGAAGCAGGATTTGAGATTTGGTGTGATCCTCGCATTCGCGTTGGACACGAAAAGACTCGTGTGATTTGATGTCAGAGACAGAGTATACAATTCTCCATAAAGGGGAGGTTCTGTATAAAGGATTGACACAGGAGGAATACTTTGATATTATGGAGAACCTTTCGATAGAGTATTATCAGAAAGGTTCTCCAAGACCTCAAGATCTTGAGACAAAAATGTTTAAAATTTAAGGAGTTATTATGGCAGTTCGTGCAAAAGTTGGTTTGGTTAAAGACGGTTTTATGCCGGGTAAGCCGAAGAAAACTCGTCAGGGGAGTGGTAAGAATACTAAGTATGCCGCTACGTCTCGCAATGGAAAACGAAAGATGTATCGTGGTCAAGGACGGTAATATATACATTTAGAAATGTAAAGATTACCATGGCATGTTTGATCGCAAATCTTCCCTCAGTGGAAGTGTGGGTTCGTAAAGAATATCTAACAGATCATCAAAATGGGCATGGTGAGTTTGTCAAAGGCGTCTGGGTATCGGTTAAATCGATACCTGGACGTGCTTTTTATTTTGAGACATATTTACCAGAGTATGCGGCAATGTACGATAAATTGCCCATCAGTGCCTTTGTCTCGGACCCTGAGACCCCTTCTCCTGACATGAACCTACCAAATCTTCAGTTTTGGAATTGTATGGATTATGGAGTCGTCTCGGTTGATAAGAAATTTATTGGTTCAATGGACTTTGAGTGCTATACAAGAGATCATGGTAATGTAAAAGGCACTTATATCTGCACAATTGATAATTATCATCATGATCCAGACTATGTTGACTGGGCAACGAGTGAAAATCCTGCCGAACATAAGTCTCATAACCTAATTGAACTTGAAAATGGACAATATGCACTCTATCCAAACAACAGATTACGTATTTTTGACAATAGTTTAACTCCTGTTGAACCAAAAATACCCGATTTTAAGGTTTCAACTCAATATTATCAAGTTGAAAATGGAAATGAACGACTTGGAATGGGTCGTGAGGATGAATATTTTTGGAAAACGGCAAAAGAACGCGAAAATAAATAAAAAAAGGGATAGCAACCCCTCTAAAAGTTCTGATTTTCACAAATCAGGAGCAAAAATGGGAAACTTACCTGTAGATAGAGATAAAAACTATATGAGAGAAGTATGGGGAACTACAAGTTTAACGACAGATTACTGGTCATTATCAAAAAATACTAAGGATAATAAAGAAAGGGTAATTCAAGAGATCATGCACGATGATTTAGAAGAAAATCAAAAGAATCTTCAGGAATAAGGTATAAATAAAATTAAGAAAACTCTTTAACAATGGCATCTCAAAGGATATCGAGGTCATTTAAGGATATTAGTTTATCTTTCGAGCCTCATCCAATTACAAATGATCTCCCCGTCTTAAAAAATGAAAGTGCAATTCGTCGTTCGGTAAGAAATCTTGTAGAAACATTACCGACTGAGAGATTTTTTAATTCTTTATTAGGATCTGATGTAAGAAGGAGTTTATTTGAATTTGTTGATTTTGGTACTGCATCGATAATTAGAGATCAGATTGAAATAGCAATTAATAACTTCGAAGAAAGAGTGGCAAATTTGATTGTTGAAGTAAATCCATATCCTGATCAAAATGCCTTTGATGTAACTATAGTATTTGATATTGTTGGTCAAGAGTTTCCAAGACAAGAATATTCATTCCTCTTAGAGGCAACCAGATAAAATGCCTTTTACAAAATATACAAATCTAGATTTTGATCAGATAAAGACATCCATTAAGGATTATCTTCGTGCAAACAGTGACTTTAAGGACTTTGATTATGAAGGGTCCAATATGTCAGTTTTGATTGACATATTAGCATATAATACCTATATTACAGCATTTAACTCCAATATGGTTGTGAACGAATCTTTTTTAGATTCAGCAACTTTACGTGAAAATGTTGTTTCTCTTGCAGGAAATATTGGATACGTTCCAAGATCTAGAAATGCATCAAAAGCGCAAATATCTTTTACAATAAGTGATTTAGATACTACTACACTTACTCTTAAAGCAGGAATAGTATGTGTAGGGAATGTAAGTGACACTTCATATACTTTTGCAGTACCCGAAGACATTGTAGTGAATGTTGAAAATGGTGTAGCTTCTTTCAGTAACATTGATGTTTATCAGGGAATATTCTTAACAAATCAATTCATATATGATGGATCATTGAATCAAAAATTTATTTTAGATAATTCATTCATTGATACCTCAACAGTTAAAGTTTATGTTAAAAAAACTAATGCAAGTGGACTTGGACTAGAATACTCATTGTCTGAAAATATATTTAATATTGGAAAAAATTCCAGAGTTTATTTTCTCAATGAAGTTCAAGATGAAAAATATGAATTAAGATTTGGTGATGATTTAATTGGTAAAAAATTGGGAGATTCTGGTGATGGAACAGTCATTACTGCAAATTATATTGTAACTGATGGAAGAGATGGTAATGGAGTTCGCAATTTTTCTTTTTCTGGAACCTTAGAAGATTCTTTAGGCAATATCATAGATCCAGGTACAGTTGTAGTAACAACAAATCAATCATCAATCAATGGTGGAGAAATTGAATCGATAGATTCGATTAAGTACTTTGCTCCCAAATTATACTCCTCCCAATATAGAGCAGTTACATCAAGAGATTATGAATCTATTATAAAAAAAATATACCCAAATACGGAATCGGTATCAATTGTCGGTGGAGAAGAATTGGATCCACCAGAATTTGGGACGGTTCAAATAAGCATTAAACCAAAGAACGGAACATTTGTTTCCGACTTTGATAAATCTCAAATACTTTCTAAAATAAAACAATATTCAATTTCTGGAATAAATCAAAAAATAGTAGATCTTAAAATACTTTACGTTGAACTTGATAGTTATGTTTATTATAATTATTCACAGTCATCATCTCCAAACTCACTTAAAGCATTAGTTACAAATTCAATTGAAAAATATTCTCAGTCTTTTGATGTAAATAAATTTGGTGGAAGATTTAAATATAGTAAAATGCAACAGGTTATTGACAATACTAGCACTTCAATTACATCAAATATTACAAAAATTATTATTCGTAGAGATTTGAGACCGGTTTTTAATGTGTTTGCACAATATGAACTATGCTATGGAAATAGATTTCATGTAAATGAGAAGGGATATAATATTAAATCTACAGGATTTAATATTGCAGGTGAAGAAGGTACAGTATATTTGACGGATGTTCCAAATCCAGATTTAAAAACTGGAGTATTGTCAATTGTAAAAAGAGTTTCTTCTGATAATGTAAGGGTTATTGTAAAATCTGCAGGAACAGTGGATTACCTAAAGGGGGAAATAAATTTAGGTACGGTAAATATAACATCAACTTCTTTAAGTAATGGTTTGATAGAAATACAGGCTTTCCCAGAGTCCAATGATGTAGTGGGACTGAGAGATTTGTATATCTCATTAGATACTTCTAAAAGCTCAATAAATATGGTAAGAGATGTGATTGCATCTGGAGATGAAATATCTGGAACCAGATTTGTCAATGATTTTTATACTTCAAGTTATTCAAACGGAAATTTAATAAGAGAATAATATGATACAGACTGGATTTGAATCTAAGGTAAAGGTACAAGACCTTATCAATAGCCAGATTCCAAGTTTTATTTTGGACGAAAGTCCTAAAACAGTTGACTTTTTAAAGCAATATTATATTTCGCAAGAATATCAGGGTGGACCTTCTGATATTACAGACAACCTTGATCAATATTTAAAGGTTGATAACTTAAAACCAGAAGTTATTGTAGATAATACGACTTTAGAAGTAGAATTATTATCAGATTCTACTGTTATCAGTGTCTCTAGTACAAAGGGATTTCCAAATGAATATGGAATTCTTAAAATCGACGATGAAATTATTACATACACCGGATTAACTACAAATAGTTTTACTGGTTGTATTAGAGGTTTTAGTGGAATTACTGATTATCATCAAGATTTAAACCAAGAAGAACTTGTATTTTCCACTTCCACTGCAGAAGCACATTCTGCTGGATCAACTGTTCAAAATTTAAGTTCTTTATTTCTAAAAGAATTTTATAAGAAATTAAAATATACTTTTACTCCTGGTTTGGAAGATATTACTTTATCTGAAAAACTGGATGTTGGTAATTTTATAAAAAGAGCAAAAGATTTTTATGAGTCTAAAGGTACAGATGAATCCATAAAAATATTATTTAAAGTTATTTTTGGAGAAATTCCATCTATTATAAATTTAGAGAATTATCTAATAAAACCATCTTCTGCAAATTATGTAAGAAGAGAAGTTTGTACTGCAAAAGTAATATCAGGAGATCCGTTAAAAATATCTGGACAGACTTTATTTAAAAGTAATGATTTAAATACAAACGCTTCAGTATCTTTTATAGAAAAATTTACTAGAAAGGAAAAAGATTTTTATAAGATTGAGTTATATGTTGGAAATACTGATAAAGTATCTTCTACTCAAGGAAATTTTATTATTACTCCAAATACAAAATTAGTAGAATCTTCAAATGAAGGTGATACAATATTGACTGTTGATTCTACTGTAGGATTTCCAGAATCTGGAAGCATTAATTGCGAAAATAATAAAGTTTCATATAGCAAAAAAACTGTTAATCAGTTTATTGGATGTTCTGGAGTAAAAGAGTTTGCAAAAACTTCAGAAGTATCATCTGAAGATACTTATTTTTCATATGAAGATGGAGACACATCAAAAAAAGTTGAGATAATTCTTCTTGGGGTTACTGATGATATAGTAGAAGAATCTGAAGATTTTCAAGTTAGTGAAGGAGATATTTTATTAGTTAAAAATATAGGTGATAAGATAAAAGATAATTCCAATAACTGGAAGGAAATATTTTCAAATTCGTGGATTTACAATACAAGTACAAGACACAAATTCACTACAGGTGAAAGTGGAAACTTGGGTATAAAGTTAGAATCTATTATTAATAAATCCAGTTTAAAATTTGGAGATGAGGTTGAGATATTAGAAAAAAATAGTGAAACAGTAGTTAAATCTACTTCTGGTACTGTTTCTATTGAAACTATTGATTCTGGAAAAAATACTTTAACTCTTACAAATAGGCCAAATTTAAGTATAAAGACTTCATATGATTTAAGAAGAAAATTAAATAAATCATCAGAATCTGGTGAAAATTTTAAAAGTGGTTCTATATTATCTGACGTATTGAATTTGTACGTAGATGGGGAAGAATATGCATATGTGGCATCAAATTCTTTACCATCACAGACTATAGATGTAAAAGATATAAAAGATGAGAAGGGTCTGTATAGATATGAGATTGATGCCTCAGTTGTAGCATTCAATGTTAATAACACTGACAATATTGGTGGTAAAGATTCAAATAATAAGTTTACGCAGTTTAAAACATTAGCAAGTGGACCCGATATTCCATTCATTACTGGGGATAAAGTATATTATTCTTCCGAAAGTGAACCATTAATTGGTCTCTCTACTGGATTTTATTATGTTGAAAAGGCAGAAGATTCAAGATCTTTTAAATTATATGCCTCTCCAAATTTGATAGAATCTGGAAACAATTTATCTTTCGAAAAACCAAGTTCTGGTATTGGAACTCATAGTTTTATTTTAAGTTCTCAAATAGATAAAAATCTTGGAATACAGGGAATTTTGAGAAAGTTTCCTTTGGAAAAAAATATTGAAAATGGATTGGGTACAGAAACTTTGCCCGGATACACGGGAATGCTAATAAATGGTGTGGAAATTAGTAATTATAAATCTAAAGATTTTGTATATTATGGACCCATTGAAAGTACTGAAATTTTATCCGGAGGTGAAGATTTTGATGTAATTAATCTACCTTTAATTGATGTTGCTGTAGGAGCAGGAAATACTGCAAAAATTCAACCAGTAATTAGTGGATCACTAAAAAAAGTATATATAGACTCTCAGGATTATAATATTAATAATATCACATCTATCAGTATAAGTGGTGGAAATGGTAAAGGAGCTTCTATTGAACCAGTATTAGTACAGAAGTCTAGAGAAGTTTTATTTGATGGGGAATCATTTACTAATGGTGGTGGAGTTGTAAGAAGCACTAATCAAATTTTATTTTTAAAAAATCATAATTTTTCAAATGGGGAGCAAATTGTCTATAATTCTTTAGGAAATGATCCTATACTTCTTGGATCGGTAATTAATAATTACAAACTACCAAATGATTCAGTATATTATGCCAATGTAGATAGTGCAAGAGCAATAACACTTTTTAACACTCTCGAAGATCAGCAAGCGGGAATTAACACCGTTGGAATATATACGGGGACTGGAGGTCTTCATAAATTTTCAACACTAGCATCAAAAAAACAAGTTTCATACGTAAAAATTCTTAATGAAGGTGAAGGATATACTAATAGAAAATTAATTGTTAAACCTACAGGAATATCTACAACTCGAAATACGATTAATTTTAAAAATCATAATTTTAATGATGGTGAAATTATAGAATATGATTATGAAACAACTAGTATAACTGGATTAAATTCAGCAAATCAATATCAGATATTGAAAGTTGATAATGATTCTTTTAGGTTGTGTGATGCCGGAATTGGGGGAACAATAACATCTAATTATGAAACAAAAAATTATATAAATTTGCAAAGCACTGGTAATGGATATCAATATTTCAAATATCCAGATATTTCAGTTTCTATTGAATATAATCCTGTAGGTTTAGGAACTACATCCGAGACTCAAAAGTTAGTTACGACTCCTGTTGTAAAAGGAAGTATAATTGATACGTATTTGTATGAAAATGGAACTGGATATGGTTCTACAGTATTAAATTATCAAAAGAATCCTAGGATTTCTGTAAAAAATGGTAGGTTTGCCGAACTGAAACCTGTTGTTGTAAATGGATCTATTGATAGTGTTGTTGTTGCATATAATGGAATTGAATACTATTCAGTTCCAGATTTGATTGTTTCTGGATCTGGAACGGGAGCAGAATTAAGAGCTGTAATTAATAATGGTCAAATAACTGAGGTTAAAGTTATTAATGCCGGTACGGGATACTTACAAGAAACAACAAAAATCCAAATAGTACCTTCCGGCAAAAAACAAATCATTAATTCAAATATAAGAAAACTACAACTTAATGATAAAGTTGCAAGATTTTCTTCGGGAGAATCACTACAAAAAGGAAAAGACAAATTACAATATTCTGTTTTAAGTTATTTTGATAAATTAAAAACATCTTTTGGAGATGATGATAGTGATCTTAAAATAATTGGATGGGCATATGACGGAAATCCAATTTATAATTCTCGTGGACATAGTGACCCCGAAAATAGAGATTCTGTTAAGAAAAAATTGGAATCTGGATATGTCTTAGATATATCAAACGTTGATGATAGACCATCTGGATTTAGTAATGGTTTCTTCGTAGAAGATTATAAATTTACTGCAGGAAAGGATTTAGATCAATACAATGGAAGATATGAAAAAACTCCAGAATTTCCTAATGGAGTTTATGCATATCATACTACAGAAGAATTTCCTTATTTTATAGGAAATGTATATAAATCAAAATTAATTTCAGATTCTGATTTAGACCAATCTTTTGATTTTAATAATTCAAATTTGTTAAGAAATACTCTACCATATAAAGTATCTGAAGAGAATTCTGACTATGATTTTATTAATGAGACTAGTGATGTTTTAGGACAAGAAGTTGAAGTTGTTTCTGTAACATCCGGACCTATAGAAACCATAGATATTCAAAGTTCTGGAGAAAATTATAAGGTCGGAGATGAACTTATTTTTGATAATACAGGAACATCTGGAAATGGTTTAAAAGTTGAAGTTGCTTCTGTAAAAGGTAAAAGTATTACTAATATAGAAACAACTTCTATATCCGAAACTAATTCAGTTTTTACTTGGAAATCTAAAAATGAAATAAAAGTATCGGTTTTACCATATCATAATTTTAAAAATTTAGATTATGTTACAATATCTGGATTTGGAAGTTCACCATTTTTAAATGGGACTTATAGAATTAATGTCCCTTCTTATGACACGGGAAGATGTATCTCTACAATATTATCCACTGCTGCTGTCGGATTTACAACCGAGATATATGTTTTTCCAATTCCAAATCAAATATCTGTAGGAAGTAGTATTACTATTGGAAATGAAACTTTAAGCGTTCTGGGATCATTTAGAGATAAAAATATTTTAAGGGTTCAGAGAGGTGCCACAGGTGTATCTCATACTGTTGGAACTGCGGTCACATTTTTGCCAGATTCATTTACATTTCTAAAATCGGTAGATGAATTTAATTCTAAAGTAAATGATAAAGTATTTTTTAATCCCAAAGAATCTGTAGGTGTTGGTATCAATACTGGTGTTGGATATTCAACATCATTTGTTTTTGGTGAGACAAATGAGACGAGACAAATTCTTGCAAGATCTATTTACATTGAAAATCACCCATTTAAAACAAATCAACCACTTGTTGTCACATCAGACACAACTGGATTGCAAATTTCTACAGACGGGGGATCATCAACTGGTCTTCCATCACCATCAAATGTTTTTGCTATCAATAAAGGTCCAAATATTATTGGATTAAAAACTGAAATTGGGGGACAAGAATTATTTTTCCACGATAATGGAGATGATAGTGACAAATATTCTTTAGAATCTAATTTTATTCAATTATTGGGAAATGTTGATAAAAATGAAACTACAGTTTCTGTTTCAACATCTCATAATCTTTCTAACGGAGATAGTATAACGTTAAATGTTCAACCAAATTTGAGTGTTGGTATAGGAACTTCAACTGCTATAAGAGTCTTGAATACTTTGGGATCATTGGTTTTTAATCCGATTGGATTTAGTTCTTCAAATATTAGTACTTCTACTAACTACATTACATTAAACTCTCATGGATTAGAAACTGGAGATAAAATTTTATATTCAAGTGATGATTCAACAAAACCGGTTGATGATGGAGAATATTTTGTACACAAAGTTGATGATGATAATATAGAATTTGGAAAAACTTATCTTGATGTATTTGGAAAAACCAAAAATATAGTTAGTTTTGCAAATACTGGGGGATCGAGTCAATCAATATCAATAATTAACCCCCAAATAAAGGTAATTAAAAATAATGATTTAGTATTTGATTTAAGTGATTCAAGTTTAGAAGGATATGAATTTAAAATATATAAGGATGAAAATTTTAAAGACGAATTTAAGTCCACTGGAAAAACTTCAACATTTAACGTTTCTGGAGTAGGAACGGTTGGTGTTTCTATCGATGCTTCATTAACACTCAAATATGATTCTTCTATTCCATATAAACTTTATTATAATTTAGAAAAATCTGGAAATATCAGCACCAGTAACATTGAAGTTGTTAATAATAATGAAATTCTATATGTAGATAGTACATATAATAATTCATATACAATTAGTGGAATTGGAACAACAACATTTAATATAAATCTCACAAAGTCTCCAGAAAGAGTTTCATATTCTTCTACAGAATGTGATATATTAGAATATTCTACAGTTTCAATAGGATCATCTGGACCCGTTAATTCTTTAAATATCATTTCATCGGGAAATTCATATAAAAAACTTCCAACTTTAAAGTCTACAAATTCTTCTTTCGGAGATAATTTAACTATTATTCCAAGATCCAAAAAAATTGGAAGCATAAGTCAACTGAGAACAATTAATGATAGATTTACATATTCTTCAGACAAAACATTAAGACCTAAAGTATTAGCTTCTCCAACAATAGTATTGGAAAATTCAAATACTATAGAAAAAATCACCGTTATTAGTGGAGGTAAGGGATATGTTGAATTGCCAGATTATGTGTTAATAAATTCCTCCGATAGGAGTGTTATTAACTCAGGATTAATAGATTTTACAATTGTAGGTTCTTCTATAGTTTCTGCTAGAGTCAATTCGGAACCAAAAGGATTACCGGATGTTGGAACGGAAATATTTACAGTTAACAACAGTAATGGAATATCTGTAGAAAAGGTTGAAACTCTAACTTCAAATACTTTTAAATGTACAATATCAACACCAACAATTCTTGGTATATCAACTTTTAGACAAGATCCATTCCAAGAAGGAGATGAAGTTTTTGTAGAAGGAATACAAAAATCAGGATCTATTGGTGATGGATTTAATTCATCTGATTATGGATATAGATTTTTAAAGGTAACTAATTATGATAATACTGGTGTTAATGACACTGTAACAATAGAAGTTTCTGATCAATTAACATCAAATATAGGAACTGCGAAAATAGTTCAAGATTTTAGTGCAACAATTATTAAAAAGTCGGACTATCCAGTTTTTGAAATATTACAAAAACCATCCACATTTAAAGTTGGAGAAAAATTATCATCTAATGGAATAATTAGGGATTTAAAAGTAACTGAAAGCAATGATGCATCTTTGAAAGTTTCCGGTTTTTATGATTTGTCTATTGGAGAAACAATTATTGGAAATGATTCTGGAAATATAGCACTTATCAAAGATTTAGTATCTAATGACGGAATATTTAATGTAAAATATTCTAACTTAAAAAATATTGGATGGAATAATGAAACTGGAAAACTGAGTGAAGATTATCAATTAACTCCTAATAATGATTATTATCAAAATCTTTCTTATTCGATAAAAAGTCCTATTACATATAGAGATCAACAATCTCCAGTTGAAAATTTAGTTCATGTAAGTGGGATGAAAAATTTTGCAGATACTGAGATAATAAAGAGTTCATTATCTAGATTTACTACTTTTTCGAATGAACTCACCATCATTAAAGATTTGACAAGTGAGCATAGAGTTGATACTATTAATAATTTCGATTTAGTTATTGATCAGGATGTAGTGGGATCAAGATCAAAATTCTTGAAATTAAAAAATGAGAAACTCACAAACTATACTGAATTAAAAGAGAGTATGAATGTTTTGAGTATTGATGATATTAGTAACCAATTTTCCAGCACCGAAATACCACCAAGCGAGTTTTTAAATATAGAAGAAATTGATGATATTCCTTATCACAATTTTTTAATTAGAGTAGTTAATCCCGAAAAAAATCATGAAATTCAATTAGTTGATATTACCATTCTAAGTGATGGAGAAGAAAACTTTATTGTTGAAAATGAATCAATAGCAGGAATTGGAACTACTGATGGATTTGATAACAATAAATTTGGAGATTTTCAATTAAATACAAATGAATTTGGGGAAACATTTTTAAGATTTGTTCCTGAAGATCCATACAATAGTGATTATGATCTAAAAATAATTAGACAAGTCTTTAATTCTCAGGAGTCTGGAATAGGAACACAGTCTGTAGGATTTATTGATTTGACTGGATCGACAGTTGTTGGTTTGGGAACAACAGTTGGTGTAGGAACGGCAACTATAATCTCAGTAGACTCTGAATCATATAACTCCCTCTATATCAATTCACATATAATAAATCGCACTACATTAGATTCTAGTTATACTAAATTATATGTTGTTGGTGCTGGAACATCAACATACTTGTCAGAGTATTATGTTGATGGATCTGAAAAAAGTGGATTTAATGGAAATCAAATAGGAACTTTTTATTCCAATATAGAAAATGGCATTTTAAGTATAACCCATGAGAATAGTAACTCAAATGATTTATTAATACGAAGCACTATTGTTGGTTTTGGGACAACAACTACTGGAATAGGAACATATCGATATAATACATCTGCTCAATTGGATGGTCAAGAAAGAAGTGCGATTTATGAATCCGGTTTTTCTACAACAACTTCAGGACTATCCACAACTATACTATCCATAGATAAAACACTGTTTGATGCATCAAGATCAATTATTCAGGTTAGTATGGGTGCAACACAGGCACTTCATCAGACAATGATGGTTTATGATGGTTCTGATATCATCGTACAGCAGTTACCATTTTTGGCTATATCCAAAGATGAAGATGGATTTGATGAATCTTCTGGAATCGGAACTTTTGGAGCAGAGGTTTCCTCTGATAATTTAATATTGAAATTTTATCCAGATTCTGATATGACTGGTGATATTGATATAGAAATTTTCAGCAAATCTTTGTATAAAAATTTAGATATTCTCAATGACCACAGAGACTTGGAATATGGTTCTATTATAGAAAGTATTGATGAAAAATTCTATAATGGTATTAATCTTGAAAGAATTAACAAAACCAATTTCGTACTTACAGATGATAATATACCTATTTTTTCTAAGACATTTAATCCAGGAGATTCTTCACAACTTAATGCTTCAACCGGAACATTTACAATTAAAAATCACTTTTTTGCGAATGGAGAAGAATTAATTTATACTCCAGGTTCTACTATTGAAGGAGTTGGAATAGGTTCCATGGAAAAGAGTGGTGGTGGATATCTGCAACCTATAGTTTACGCCATCAAACTGACAAATGATACATTCAAAGTATCAGAAACAAAGGATGGATCTGCAGTAACATTTACAGGAATTTCTGCTGGTAATGCTCACAGATTTACAATGGCAAATAGAAATAGTAAGTGCATTATTTCTATTGACGGTTTAGTTCAGTATCCAATAGCATTTACAAAAATAGAACATACATTAGATGGAAATATAGATGGAGAGGTTGGAATTAGCACGGATATTATATCTTTAAGTGGGATATCAACAATTAATCCTAATGATATATTGTTGGTAGATGATGAATATATGAATGTTATAAATGTGGGTCTGGGAACAACAAATATTGGTCCAATAGAATATGGTGGATCTTTAAATTTAGTACAAGTTAAGAGAGGATTTGTTGGATCATCCGCATCAACTCACACAGACACGACTACTGCAAGAGTTTATAAAGGAGCATTTAATATTGTAGATGATCAGATTCATTTTGCAGAACCTCCAAGAGGAAATCCTCAAATTGATAGGACAAGAAATAATTTTAATGCAGAAACTTCTAAATTTAATGGAAGAGTTTTCTTAAAATCAAATTACGATGATAATAAAGTTTATGATAATATATCAGATGAATTTACTGGAATTGGCAAAACCTACACATTAAAAGTTGGTGGTGCCGACACAACAGGAATTGGAACTGAAGGTGCTAGTGGACTGGTTTTCATTAATAGTATATACCAATCACCAAAAACTGATAACAATCCAACAAAATTTAATTATGAAATTGAAGAAGATAAGAGTCTTGGAATAACAACTATAAGTTTTTCTGGGGTTCAAAGACCAGATACATTGGAGGATTATATAACTTCGGACTATGATGTTAATCTCAATCAATTGCCTAGAGGAGGCATCATAGTATCATATGGTTCCACTCCTGGACTTGGATTTGCACCACTTGTAGGAGCTTCTGTAACTGCGGTTGTTGGTGCTGCTGGATCCATCGTATCTGTTGGACTTGGGACAACTGATAATGTTGGTTCTGGATATAATGGTTTAGTTTCTATTGGTGTTAGTGTCTTTGAGGAGGGACATACTGGAGATGTAGCAGTCATTAGTGCTACAGTAGGTGCTGGTGGAACACTAACATTTAGTGTAGATAATGATGGTGGTACTGGATATAACAACCCGCAAATCTTTGTTTCCGATCCCTCATATGAGAATTTACCAATCATTGGAGTTGAAAGAAGAGGTATTGGCGCAACAACTGATACTGGCACTGGATTATTAATGGATATTATTGTTGGTGGTGTGAATACTACGGGAATAGGATCTACTTTATTCGAAGTCAAAGAATTTAAGTTCTCTAGGTCTGGATATGGATTCCAAAGAGGTGATGTATTTAAACCAGTTGGCTTAGTAACTCATGGCAGTTTGAGTTCTCCTATATCCGATTTTACAATTACTGTTGTTGATACTTATTCCGACAATTTTGCTGCTTGGGAATTTGGAGAACTTGATTATTTGGATTCAATATCTCAATATCAAAATGGAACGAGAAGAAGATTTCCAATCGTATATAATGGAGAACTTCTTAGTTTCGAAACTGAAAAGAATACTCAAATTGAAAAAAATATTAATAATGTTCTTATAATCTTTATAAATGGAATTATACAAGAACCTGGAGTTAATTATATTTTTGAGGGTGGTACATCTTTCGTGTTTGCATCAGCACCATTGCCCGAAGATGAAATAGATATATTTTTCTATAAAGGTATAGACGGAACTGATTCTAATGTAGTTGATAATGTGTTCCCCACTATAAAAACTGGAGATATTGTTCAGGTAATAAGTACCAATACGGATCAGAACACTAAAACACAAAATAAAAGAACTGTTTACAATTTAGCATTCTCAGATAAGTTTGAAACAAATAGATATTCTGGACCAGGAATTAACGAATCGGTGTACAAACCACTTTCCTGGACAAAACAGAAAGAAGATAAAAAGATAAATGGGGAATTTGTTTATAAATCAAGAGATTCTATTGAGCCATTAATCGTACCAACATCAAAAATAATTGGAGATGTTGATATTACATCTACTGAAATATTTGTAGATTCTGTGGGACTATTTGAATATGAAGATGGTA